TCACAATCTTTGCATCTTCCCAACAAGCGTCTAAAGAATCATATTTTCTAACCTCTTGAAACTGGGTCACCCCCTGAGACAAGAAAACAAATACAATACCCATCACAATTAACATAGTTATTTACCCTTAGTAGTTACGACCCAATATAGGATGTAACCACATATCCCAATAGCAGAAAGGGCGGCCAAGGTAACAGCAACACCCACACCCCACTCTTTAATGACTCTATTTCTATTGGCTCTCTTATCTTCAATGCGTTTTTTATCATCTTTCCTCTTTTGCTTTTGTGAACTTTGAAACTGTAGCCACTCCTGCCACATCCCAGCCCTTCCGCTGTAGATAAGTAGTTGTTTTAATTCAGCTTCTTGTTGTTTAAGTTTTTCTAGTGCAAAGAATAATTCTAAGTCAGAGCCTGACCCAGAAGAATTGGCATTTAATTGTATCTTCGCCTTTGCATCGAAGTACGTGCCAAGCTGTTTGCCGCAGGACATCAAGTCCCCGCCATTATTAATCATCTCTTTAACTGCACCAATTGCGGTATTGGCAGTTTGGATTATGGCTATGGCTTCAAATATCAATTAACTAGCCTGCGTGAGGAGAGCAAGCACTGCGCCAATTACGGCAACTACATTTAACATAACCATTGCTTCTAATCTCCAGAGTCTTTTATCTAAGCCATCTAACTTATCTTGTACATATGTGTACCGTAACAAGCACTCAGCTTCGTGTTTTTCAAGTTGTGCTTGTGTTTCCATATCCATCAGGGGTTCCATGGTGAGTTTCATTCATTAACTAATTTTTTCTAGTATTACTGAGCACCCTTGGGATGCCATGCCTTCGGTGGCGGCAGCACCTCCTGCTACGACCTGAACCGCCTGATTAGCTATAGTCAGTGTAAAAGTACCCGCTGTTGCGACAACTGTTGTGCCAGTAGCGATGTCCATCCCATGCTGATTCCGTCCTTTACCTGATGAATTGTTATGTAGCCGTATAGAAGTTACTAGTGTGGTACTATTAACACTGGTATCACGAGTTGCTAAATACGTATAATTTAGCTCGCCATCAGTCAGGTCAGCAAAAGTGTCTGTTACAATAATTTGCCATGTGCCTGCTGTTAAATAGACATCACGAGTATCGCCAGTGCCTGCTGTAACAGCAAGGGTGTACATAGTGGAGGATACTTGAGCATCGACATATGCTTTAATAGACTGCTGTGTAGCGAGAGCGTTGTCATCGTTAGAACTCATAGTGTCTTCGTCACGAATAATGTCTACAGTTTTGTTGCCTAACGTGAAACTACCATCGCTCCCGTCAATTAATAGCTCCCGCCGAATGGATACTCTGTTCGCCGTTACTGAAAGCTCCGCATTTCCAGCGGCGTAAATACCAGAACCATCTACCGACAACGCCTGCACTATCGACGTAACCCCAGCTTTGCTGGCATACCATTTAATCGCCCCGGTTCCGTTTGAGGAAACGTCAGATGCTATAACATTCATGCTGGCGTAAGTCCTGTCAGAAAATCCAGCTAGACCAGATGTTCGGTAATCCCACTCGAATATCTGCATGCCGTTTACAGGATTTGAGTTTATCCACTTAGAGTCTACCCTTGGCCCATATCCGAGTGTGCCGGTACGATAAATTGCTAAATCCTGACTGCCGGAATGTGTTGTGTAAATTCCATGTTCATTGGAATTAAATTTAGCATATGAGTATGTAAGATTTCCAGTAGTGTCCGCTGTATCTGTGGTAGTACCAACAGCAAATTGATCGCCGCTTTCGTCCCACAGTAATACTGCGTTATCTCCAGTAGAACCCCGCTCAATAATGATACCGCAATCATTTGCATTTGAAGTAGCACCAGAGTTAAGCTCTAATAAATTATCTGTTATTAGAGTATTAGTAGTGCTTAGTGTAGTAGTGGTTCCATTAACTGTCAGATCACCAGATAGGGTAAGATCTGCGGCTTCTACAGTACCTGTAAATGTGGGGTCTGCTAGTGTTGCGTAGGTAGCAGTGTCCGCAGTTGCCATAGTCCCTAGACCCAAAGTTGATCTCTGAGCAGTGGCACTCGTATCGTCAAGTAGTGCTAGTCCGGCGGCAGTGAGACTAGCTACAGCGTACACATCAGAGGCTGTCGTGTAGATCATTTTATCAGCGGCTGTTGTCAAGCCTGCAATAGAAGCTAAGCCAGCGTCATACGCCTGTACGTCAGTCCCAATAGTTAGCCCTAAAGATGTTCTGGCTGTAGAACCTGATTCAGCGACCCAGTTATTACCATCCCCTACAATAATATTCCCGTCAGTTACAGCTAGCCCGCCGAGGTCATCAAGACCTGCATCATATGCCTGTACGTCAGTTCCTATTGCTAGACCAAGAGTTGTACGTTGTGCAGAAGCGTCTGCGTCATCGAGAATAGCACGGCCTGCGGCAGTAAGACTTGTCGTTGCATAGGTGTCAGAACCCGTTGTGTAGACCATCTCATTTGCGGCAGTTGTTAAGCCTGCAATAGAGGTTAAACCAGCATCGCTTGGTTGAAGTCCTGCTTCCGATGGAGTTTGATTAATAAACTTACTAGTCGAAGTATCATATGCGACTACCTCATTGTCCGCCAGAGTCCCACTAATTGTTACGTCAGTTAGTTCGGCCAACTCATTTGTCAGAGCGTCTACATATGTTTTAATGGCTTTAGCTGAAGCCAATGTATCATCTGCCGATGAGGCATCAGATAGATCCGTGTCAATGGAAGTTACAGCAGTACCGGATGTTATAGTAAGACTGTCAATCGTAGCACTATCTGCATCTAGGTTACCTGTTATATTGCCTGTTATATTTCCGGTAACTGGGCCAACAAAACTAGCGGCTGTGATTGTTGTAGTCGAGTCGATCTTATTACCAGTGACTGCATTGCTAGCTAACTTACCATTCGTTACGGAAGCACTGGCTAGACCTGCGCTATTAATTTGCGGCCCTTCTCCTGCGTCTCCACTATGGCTATGTCCAGCTACACCCATAGCTGTTTCAACTTTGTCGAACTCGTCGTTTAAATCGTCCGCACTAATTATACCGCCATCAACAATTCCTGCCGATGATTGTCGAGTATACCCAGCCATTATTTATCTCCTAGTCTGTGTGCTGTACTCTAGAGCCAAGGCATCTAGCGCAAAAGGTTGTGTTGATCCCGATGATGTATATTCAACTGATACTACAAAACCAGAGCCTGTTACTTGTTTTCTAAGTGTGAGCCTTACAGCATCACCATATAAAAATCCTGTTAAGACTGTTGCTCCACTATATGTGGCGTAGGTAGCAGTTCCATATATACCCATGTCGAAGTCGTCGGAATCAGAGGTTAAAATATTAGTTAAATCAATTGGATCAGGTTGGATGACAGAGCTATCTCCAAAATCATAATTCATCCTTGCTGTAGCCCGTAGACTTCCTTCTGGATCAACATAAGAATGTAATACGTACATTGTTTTTCTTAGCGCAGGATCGTTGATAGGAAGAAAAGGAGTAAAATAAGATGCTTCAATAGCCACACCGTTAAAAGAATTACCGCGCTCTAGTTGATAAACAAACCCATCGGCATTAGCAAAAAATAACTGCTCTTCATTTGCATTGTATTCTCCGTAAGCGGTGTATGCCTGTATGCCACGAGTCTCAGCCCAAGCGATATCACCTGCACCCTCTGCCGCAAAGTGAGTGCCTAGTAGTCCACGCGCATTAGCTGAACTATCTCCAGATCGATACCCAAAAACACGATACTGCGATTTACCACGAACCAAGACGGAGCAGAATACGCCATGCCTATTTTGAAAATTAGAAATCTCGCCTTGTATATTTTTAGTTACTGTTGCTAATCCTACATCCCCTATTCTAGATGTACCAGACAACATTCTTATTCCGTCTGGAGCCATAAAGGCAACGTCACCCGCGATTTCTTGTATCGTATCCGGGTGAGTACACCCCATGTCTTCTGATACAGGAACCCGTGTAAAGTCACTCCATGTACTTCCTGACAACTTATTAATTGCAGTCTTACTAAAAATATATAACTGGTCTCTAAAGGCAATCATGCCAGTTATTTCATCATTATACTGTTGCTCTTGAGCGTTGTTCGCTGGAGACCATCCATTTGCATCTGCGTATAACAGAGGAGCAGAGGTAATGATACTTGTATCTTTGGCTAGGAAAATATGATTCTTAAATATAGTAACAAAATTCGCACCTTCCTGCGCGTCCGTTAATGTTGGCTTAGTTAAAGAAGTACCATCGTAAAAAAACGGAGTGTTAAGACCGTCTACTATGACAACACGTTCTGTGCCGTCAAAGTTAAATTTAGCAAATCTTACTTTTCCTGTGCCTGAAGCGAAACGAATAGAGTTTGTGCTTTTCCTTGTCCACGCACCTGTTCCAGAAGACTCATACAATTCTCCTTCACCACCAACAGTGTTATTTCTAACAGCAAGAACCTTTCCACCGTAATAAAATAATCCTCTTACTAAGCCTGCCGTGTTAGGTATTTCAGTAGAGTCATACTTATCGAAACCTAGTACTCTTTTGTATCCTCCCTCAATGGAAGGCTCAAAGTTTCTAAGTTGACGGGCGCTTCCCGGTGCGTTTATTCCTTGTTGAAGAGGAGACAGGTTAGTTAACAAACCTCCCTTAAACTCAATAGGAAATGTTTCTAATGACTCAGGCATTAACTGACCCTTAATGAAACAGTACTACTGCTTCTTTCCACTCTGGTGTCTAGAATATTAATATACTCGTTAACAAGAAGACTACGCATTGCTTTGAGTCCCTCATCAAATTTTTGTTTTGCTAGAGTTGCAGACTGCGCGTTGTCCCTAAACATATAACAGTGGTACATTGCACCGTCTATAATTACGTGCTTAAATGATTCGGGTATAGAAGGAACATCTTCACTACTCGATAGATCTGCTGGTACAACAAAATACTCTAGTTGCAGCTTGTATGCCTTGTCTGGTTTAGGCGCAAGTGCTAGCTCATTTGTTCTGGACTTAGCAACAAATGTTGGGACATTCCCACTGGTATTGCTATTTGTCTCGTCGTCTAAATAGCGCCTAATGTATTCGTTATACTGTATCTGTCCTAGTATAATAGTCGCAACATCTAAAGCTTGATCCCTAACAATTCTGATTGTATTAAGGTCTACCGTTTTAGCATCTTGTGGTAGGGCATACCTTGCCACACCAGCTTCTAATATTATTTCTGCTGTGTTGTGATTAAACGGGTAGTTATACTCTTGATGGTTAACATCTTTAATGGCGGCGTTAATAGAATCTTTTATGCTAGCGTAAAAATTAACAGCAGAAGAAAAGTTACTGCTAGTTAGTTTTGTTTCATTCAACCGGCCACATATCTCATTAGTTAATCCTAAAAAATCGTAAGCCATTACACCCTCTCCCTAACTTTTAAATTAATTTTTCTGCTCGTTGTGATAGCGGCAGTTGTTCTAGGGGAATTTGTTGTTGTTATCTCAGCTAGTAAAGTATAGTTTTTATTAGTTTCTCCTTTATCCAAAACTGCTGTCATTGTTGTAGTCGTAAAATAGGTAGAAGTGTTATCTGATGCTCGTATTAAACCAACAACAGTAAACGATAATGCAGTAGCGTCCTCAATAGAAACGGAAGAAGATACTGTAATACTTGTACCTACAACCGCAGTAACATAAACACTACTGGTTATGCCTGTTCCTGTTACCTTATGTCCGACCCTTATTGTTCCAGATACAGAAGTAACAACTAAAGTTGTAGATGAGGAAACCGCACCACTTAACGTAGCGGAAGCAGTTTCGTTGACTACAAGAACGTCATTTTGAAATCCGCGATTAGGTAGTAAGTCAATGACACTACCGTCTTCTTTTTGTATCTTCCAATTAATCTGACTTACAGATATAGTATCGCGCTCTAAGTACCGCGACCAATCTACTGTGTAATCTAATTTTTCATTTGGATCTTTGTCTGGGAATTTAAACGCCATTATGCCGCCACCTTAATTATTCGGGATAAATCAGCTAATATTAAAGTAATTCTTTTTTCTTCCGTGTCGATAAACACTTCCCTTAGTTTATCAGCAGGAACAAAAACAGTTCTTTCTGGGGATAAAAAGTTGGTGTTGAAATACTGTTGTTGTATTCCATAAGAATTACTGGAAGCTACTGACTCAGATGAACCAGTAACAGGATTTACGTGAGTAGCTGTACCTACAGACGCAGACTCACTAGTTATACTTAAATTTTCTAAATTTGCAACTGTTTTCGCACTTGCACTGGCTGTAGCACTAGCTGAAGAAGCACCCGTACCAAGTAAAATGAAAGCCGTAACGGCAGTCGTTACAGGAGCAGTTACAGATATTGTCGAAGCGGCTACTGCAACTTCGATATTAACAACTGTGTTGGCTGTCGGAGATACGGATATTGATGATGCAGACACAGATGTCAGCGCACCGCCTATAGCTATACTAGACGGTGGAGTTATTGATATAGTAGGTAAGGTTTCTGGGAAGTCCGCTACATTTTCACTAACAGAGGGTGCAGTAACGCTAACTGTAGGTGCGTTAACCGTTGCCCCAACTGAAACAGTAGACACAGGAGGAGTAATTGTTATTGTGCCTGCTACTAGATTTTGAGTTGTATTAACAACTGCGCTACTAACAGGAGCAGTTGTTGTAATGCTATTAGATGTAACAGTAGTTACTAGTCCACCTGTTGCCGTTACTACAGGAGCGGCGACTGTTACAGTATTAGATGTAACAGTGACTGTATCTGATACGGAAGCACCCGGAACAGGAGCAGTTACAGTTATAGTAGGGGCTACTAACTGTACAGCTACACTGACAGAGGAGGTTGGTGCAGAAATAGCTACTGTTGGTAAATCACCTACCGTAACTAATGCGCCACCTGTGACTACTGAATCTGCGTTAGAAACAGTTATTGCAGGAACAGATACAGTTGCTATTATATCTGGAATAATTGCTGTGGCAATAGGGGAAGATAAAGTTATTGTAGGCGCGGTGACTGTTGCTGTGGAGTTAGTGTCGTGAAGAACAGTTTCGGTAAGCCGTAGCGCTTTAGCGGCTTTTTCTTTATACGTAGCACTGTCATCATGCCACCACTTATGCAAATTGTTAGATGTAGATAAAAGTGTTGGCCCTACACAATGGTTAAAATACGAAAATCCATTCGAGTAAATCGTTGTCAGGGTTGGATCATTAAATCTTTCAGCCGCTGTTTTATGATTAGCCAAGCTACTGGACTGCTCAAGCGAAACGATTGATCCATCTTCAGCGGCGGCTTTGAGAACCCAATATGCCCCCTTTTTATAAGACCATATTAAATAGTTTTTTCTTGTTGCCGACACCGCAGTAGTCATGTCGCCACGCCACGGCAGAGTTACTGCACCTGCGGGCCACGTTCCTCCGGGTGCGACAAGCTCCGTATCTGTTGCTGAACTTGAGACTAGCCCTAAAGAGAATGTTGAAGTGGTTATTTGATTAGAATCAGCATAACTAAAGCCCGCTGTGGTTTCGGTGAACGCCCTAGCATTACAATAAAGATGTGTTCCTTGGTAAGTGCCGCTAGCCCTTTGTGACATCAGCGGGGTATATAGTTGTACAGCGCCGCTGAGGGAAGGGTGCGTTTCAAGGTCACCGTGTATAAACCCGCCGCCTCTAACTACTCCGGCAGTAGCTCCAGAAGCCCAAGAAAGAAACGTAGCAATATACAGTAGTGTAAGGTTGCCTGCACTATCAAACGACCAAGTGGCATTATACAATTGATTTGTGGAGTCGCTGTCTCTTTTCCCATAAAAAACAACCCACGCAAACTGTCTATCCCAATCAATATAATAGGTATCAGCAGTTGAATAAGAGTTAACTGTCCAATCACCTAGCACACCTGAAGCGAAACCAGAACCGGAGACTGTAAAAGTTGTAGGGAATACAAGGGTTGCTTTATTCGCCGCCGTTGTTATAGGGGCGGTTATAGTTATAGTAGGGGCGGTTATAGTTATAGGAGGGGCGGATGCCGCTCCAGTAGAATTTGGTGCAGAGATAGCTACTGTCGGTAAGTCACTTACAGTAACTAATGAACCGCTTGTAACAGAAGAGGAAGGGGCAGTAAGAGATATTGTTGTTAGTGTTGCTCCCGCCGTTACATTTTCAGAAATAACAGGGGCGGTAATTGAAATAGTACTGGCTGTCGTAGTTACAATCACACCAGTAATTACACTGGTAATAGGTGCAGTCAGGCCAACTTCAATTGTATCCGCAAAGGTTGCTATAGCACCAGCAGTAGCACTTGCTTCTGCCGCAGTCAAAGACACAGTATTCGCTTGTACTTGTGTAATCGCACCACCCGTTGCAGATGATGTTTGCGGAGAAAGGATTACAAAGAATGGAACTTGGCTAAATTGCTCACTGAATGCAATCGCACCGCCCATACCTGAGTGGTAGCTACAATAATAATAAAGATCAGGAGTCGATGTAGTCACTACGATTTCTAAGTAAGCACCTGCCTGTCCAGCAGTTCCGACTGTTGTTACCCCAGTGGTGTATGCGCTCCCGCTATTATGCGTTCCGTCCGATGTTGTCGAGAAATTAAAAGGATGCCCGCCAACAGATGAAGCGGAAACATCAAATCGATATGTTCCTTCTTCGTGCAAAGACAATGAAGCTTGCTTAACTCCGTCAATGTAATACTTATTGCCACCGCCATCATTCACGACAGTGACCGCAAACGTCTGACTTGCTTTTCCAGCGTCTACAGTAACTACTGCCCCTGTGTTAACGGAAACAACGGGTGCAGTTAATGTTATTGTGTTGGATGCGGCACTCGCATTACCTTGAGTAGCGCCAGAAGCAGTCGCTGTAGGAGCGGTTATTGTTAGCGTATTAGATGTGACAGTGGCTGTTACGTCAGTCCCACCACTGCCTTCAGTCGCACCTCTACCAATGGCGTGTGCGCCAAGAGCGGACGAACCAATCGCGCCAACTGGGACGCTTGCAACACCTGCAACAGCGGCATCAGCGTCACCTAGAGGTTGTTCTGCGAAGGCACTAAAGCCGAACATTAATCTTCCACCTGATTACCCCTGCCTTGTTCAGCCGCAGGGACTGTAAAGCCAGTTACATATTTACAGGTTCCGGCAAGTATTTGCACACCCTCTATATTTCCAGCAAATGGATATGCCGATGCATCACCAAGACCACCCGTTCCTATGTTAAGCGGATTACCGGCTTCATCATTCGCAAGTAGATCAGTTGTAAAAGATGCAGAAGTTCCCGCAATAACACCATCCACAAAAATCCGTAGGTTGCTACTTGCATCGCGTGTTACGGCGATATGATGCCATGTGCTTCCCGTAAGCGCCGCTCCTGTTGATAGTACAGACGAGCTTGATTGATAAAAGGTAAGCCCTGCCGTTGTCGCTGTTTTATAGATCCGCCAGCCGCCTGCACTACCATAATCTCGCGTAAAAATGCTTTGCCATGTCCCGGTTACGGATGTTGAATACATCCAAAACTCAACTGTAAACTCATACTTCCCTAATGCGGGAGCGCCTCTGACCTCATAAAGTTTATCGGCACTGGTTGCACCAAAATTCATTGACGATGCCGCATATTTTTTAATTGACGTATCTGTCAGTGGTGCGCCCGCTGCGGCTTGAGTGGGTTCGTAAAATGTTGTCGTACTTGTTTTATCAAATGAACCCGGATTATCCATTGGCAAATGCAAAACGGTATTAGTTGCGCTACTCGTGGCTGGTGCAGTCGGCAAGGTATAAGTCGCACCCGTGTAATCAGCAGTGCCGTTCTTAATAACAACGTCTGAAATCTTCCCAGTAAAATACACATCAGCGCCCCCAACGTCACGACCAATTTCGGTTGCTGCGTTATTAGAAATAGTGCCTGTATATGAAGCAATTGTTTGATACCGCGTACCATCCAGATACAAGTGCAAATCAGTGCCAGATCGACACGCCGCAATGTGATGCCATTGTTTAGGTTTGATGTAAGCGGCGGCCTGCGTTGGAAAAGTATTGTAATACCATTGCAATACCCCAGTGGCCCGCGTGATGTAAAACTGCCATCCGACTATCCCAGACCCATTCCCACCTAAAATAGCCTGATAGCTTGTTTGAGCGCCAGCTCCAGTGGAAGCCTCCTGATAAATCCAACAAGACACCGTAAAGTCGCCAGTAAAGTCAAAGTCAGTTGAAGTTCCTAAACCCAGATAACTAGAGCCGTCAAAATATGTAGC